TAACCAACTTATTTCCGTTTAACAATGCTCCAACACCACCAGCCGAACTCAAGATTTGTTGTTGCGAATTCTCAACTCGATTTACATCGTCAGATACATTATCAGAAAAATCGATTGTCTTAAGTTCATCTCCGGGAATAACAGCGCTTGATACGCCATCTGGTATTGCGTTGTCGGCTGCTATTTTAAAATAATCTATAGCCAAATCAGGTGTGATTTCAAACTCATCTGGACTCTTTGCAGAATTCATGACCTTAAGCGGCATATAAATCATTCTATAAAAACTGAGTTTATCTGCACTGGACTGCACATCTGCCAAATCATTAAGATTGGCAAGTCCGAGTAACATCGGAAGCAGTGGGGGAATAATAGCGTCCATTAAATCAGTTCGAAACTTAACCACAAACGAATACTCTGCTGGCACATGAACATACTTAACGCCAGTTTTATCGTATTCGTCCCACATAGAAGATAAGGGTTCGCCTAAATATTCTATTAACGCTTGGCGTTGCGCCGATTTCCACTTGCTCATATCGAGTGCCATGCCGTAACAAGATGAATCATTAACCGTATAAATACTATCGATAATAGCCTCATTAGGATCAATTCGCCACATAAACGAACCAGTGTCATCATGGAAAAACAAGTTAAATGAAACGTCCTCAATCCACATATTAACAAGAGGGGTGTTCATAATATTCTCCAAACCAACCTTATCCATAAAGTCTATGGTAGACTGAAACTGTTTCAACGCCTTAGTAGCATCCATTCCCTTAACAAATGAATACGGTGGCTCTATGCTACGACAATCAAGGCAATACATATCTGCATATGCGTATATCATCTTTTGATATATTGGAGACCTATAAAAAAGATATCTACTAGCGTTAATCAAATTCTTTGAATTTGCATAAATATTACCAGTAAGATACCCTTTGATAGTGTTTTTATCTGTGCTTGTCAAAGAAAGGGTAGCGGCATTTTTAGTAATATCCCTAATAGTCTTCATTACCTTTTCTTCTTTAGCATTCGCATAATGTTTCATTTGTTTTTCTTCTTCAAGTTTAAATGTTTCTCGAATTGCAGCTACAGATTGATTCGGTTTTCCTACATTGCCATTTACTGTAGCTACCTTTTCTTTTGAGACGCTACTTGCGTCAATATCTTTTTTCTCCGCCATTACGCGTCTCCTTTCTATTTTTTAGTTGCTATACCACCGCGGATTTGGGCGGTGAGTTTGGAAAGTAAATCATTTGTATTGTTTTTTGGTTTAGAAAGCAATAGTTTTCTACGCTCTTCCATCAATGCATATCCCATGAGTGCAGCTGTATAGGCACGATCATCGTGCATTTTATTTGCTTTCTCAGGCGTTAGTTCAAAAGAATCTTTACCAGAATCTCTCTTTTTACGAACCATATTGACAAGTTCTTCTTTCATTGCGTCTATATTTGCAAGACCAATTTTATCTTTCCAATCAAGCTTGATTGTTTTAGTATTTACAGATTGAACCTTACCAAGTTCTTCTTGCATTTTTTCCTCAAACTCTTTTTCATTTAATTTTTTTTTCTTCAACTCTTCGGCAATGCGTTCTTTTTCTTTGTCCAATTTTTTTTGGTCTATATCAAACACAGTAAGATAATCCTTATTGTCATATGTACTCGTAAAACTAATTTTATCTTGGGTAAGCATTTCAATTAATGCTTCATACATTTCTGATTTATACTTTGATGGACTCATAAGATGAATCTTATCAACAGCATTTGGAAAACGACTTACGTATTCGGAAGAAAACTCCTTATCAATAAGCCCTCTATGCATCATCCCATCAGCAGTTTCCCAATCAGACATAAGATAATCGGCTATATTTACACCGCCTCCACCTGAACCAGCGTCAATCCAAATACCGACTATATTGCCATAAGCATCGGCTCCGGCATTATAATCAAGTATCATCTGCTTTAAATATTCAACTTGATCTGGTGTTCTCATTGGCGATTTGATTTTTTTACCAACGTCTAATAAATTGACTCCATTGACTATTCTAGCTCGCTTATCTATTGTTCCATCCTTTTGTATATAATCATAGAACTCAGCAACAAGTATAAACGAGTTGTCCATCTGTCTAGCTGGATCATAAAATAATCCATATTTTTTATCACCAGTTTCGTTGCAATGAATAGGTTTACGAGTCTCCTCATTTCGAGTTATAACACCACGTTTAACAATTGCATCAGAACCAGCTTCAGTAGTAAACTGACAATAATACTCACGTCTTGCCTTTTCCGGATTTGTTCTCATTTCTGATTCAACTGTTGAACGAGTTAAAAGCGGAGCAATTGTTTTGCCGTGTAATGTAGGTTTAAAAGCCACTTCACAATCTATATGCAATACACAATAATCTGGATCTCCCATTATTTGACGCTTAGACCAGTCTCTATATAGTGCATAATATTTTGTATCAGTCGAAGAAGCAGAACTAATCAAGAACTTTTGATTTGGTATATTTGTTGCAAATGTTCTTTGACGAATAGGGTCAATAGATCTACCATTTGAATCCTTTCCTGTTTTAAAACTCTTATTGACAATTGCAAACGCAGAATATACATTAATCATTTCTTCCGTAAGAAAAGCCGACTCATCAAAAATTATAGATCCACGTTCTCCTCTTTTGGCATCTATATTACTATTAAGTGTCTTTGTTGTTGATCCGTTATATGTACTATATGTAAATCCATTAGAACCATGACTAAATCCATCGCCACTAGCATTTGGAATTACAATTTCATCTTTAAATAGTTTTCCAGTAGAACCTTGGAATTCATCAATATTATCATTTGCTAATTTTTCTAATGTTACGAACGTTTGCTCTGCTTGTGAGCCAGAACCACTAGCTATATAGCACCAATAGTTACAAAACAAACTATCTTTTGACATTAATATCACATCAATAGTTGTTGACTTTCCAATACCACGACTAGCCGTAACCAAAACATTTGGACAATTCCAAGCCCTTTGAATAATAAGCGCCTGACAATCTAGCATCTCAATGTTATACATTAAGTCTATCCATTTTAAAGGATTACATTGAAAATACTTTTGCATTCTAGATATTTCTAATAACGCTTCTATTTTTCTTGTAGACATTGGATAATCTATAGGCTTTACAAATATTCCATAGTCCTTGTAAAAGTCTTTGTCATACGGCAAATCCATATCATTCGGAAGAAGTATCTTGTTCATCTGTAACTTCCTCCTCTACATTACCAAACACAGAATATATTTCTTCTAAATTCTTGTATTCTATATCTGGACATATATTTTTTTCATCAAGGAAATCTTTTAAATCTAAATTTTCACGCAACAATATTCTGTTGATTTCCTTATATTGGTCACGTTCTTGTCTCAAAGACTGATTCATAACCCTCATTTCAGCAACCATATCAGACCACTCTGATTCATCAAGGGCAAGCTGTTTCATAATTGATGCATCGCTTAATTCTTGAACTTGTTGCATTCCTCTGCATGTAGCAATGTCAAACCCATTAACTTCAGCACCACGCAAATTCAAATCTTTGATTCTTTTTAATTTTCCAGTCCATGTGTTTTCTCCTTTAATAGAGTTTTTGCTATTTTTTAAAGAAATACAACTTTGTTCTGCAAGCTTGGTTACGTTCATGGTTATATTCTTTTTCATTTCTTGCAACGCCTTAACAGTTGCGATATTCTTTTCAGCATTTCTTGGATCTTGAACCAAATCTGCAATCATATCATCAATCTGATTTATCTGTAAAAATCCTCTAACAATACTAATAATAGATGAGGTTCTCATCATGTCATCATTGCCATTTTCATCAGAATCTAAAAATCCAATAAGTTGAGAATACAAAAACGGCTGATCAGCCAATTTCTCCTTTTCAAAAGGTAAATATCCAAGTAGCCTCAAAGTATCATTTTTATTCTTTTCAAATTGTTCAAGTATTTCTTGGTCTTTTGGCAATGCATCCTCAATCATGTCATTGAGGCTTAACATACCTCCTGTATAATTATCAGAATCTCTATAAGTCATAGTATAGTAATTTTGCATTGCTATATTTTTAATATAACTAGTCCATACATTAGACTTCGATTTACCAGTGGCTTGATTTGCCGCTTCAAGTAATGACGCATCCCATACTGAATCAAGCATAGGTTTGTCAAGAAAATAACAAGCATCATCAACAGACTTCTTTGTTGGCTGTTGTTTTTCGCCATGTACCGTTGGCAATGCAATATCTGCCGCACACTGCTTACAACCATCGGTTATTCCGCTTGCACAGTTAGGAGCAGTCGATGAATAAAAATCTAACTTCTTTTTCGGCTTATTACAATGTTGGCACGTATAATACTTTGATCCAACTCCAAGAGCTTCTAAACATTGGAGCTGATCCTTATCTTCAAGTTGTTCAAATAGTTTTTGTATTTTATCTATTTGTTCTTTTATATCTCTAAGTCCGGTAATTTTGTCACTACGAGTATTTGTAGTTGACTTCTGACCGACTTGCTTCATGGTTTTCGTAGCCACAAATTCACCTCTTCCTTTTAATCATAAAAACGGGTTCGCCTTAGGTATTTCTCCGTTCGGTACATCCCCGTGTCGTGATATTTTTTATTTTCGCCTTTCGCATTAAGACTTTCGAGACGCATCTCTACTTATCACATGTCCGCAATCATCTGTCTTTCACTGCCTATCCGAAGAATAGCAGAGGGCATATTGCTACGTCTCAGAGTTGGACTGAGTTAACCGTGCTTATGAGGCACAGTGAGATATCCGACCTCCCACCAGCTATATATAGAACACATCGGCTCATTACCCCTGTACACTGGGAACACAACCGACCACTTACGGATAATACATGTATTATCCTTTTCGCAGGCTCTCGTTCTATTTGCGCTAAGCATGATTTAATGTGTTTGCCCATTGAAAATGTAGGATTCGAACCTCGCCCCTACAGCCCAAGTGTAGTGTGCTACCATTACACCACATTCTCAAAAAAACAGCATGGGATTATCTAGTACTCCCACGCCATGTACACTAACTAGAATCCGCCCCCTCTCTACCTTTAGGGAGGCAGCTATTGTCATAAGATTGTTGCCAATAAATGGTGTTGTTTTTTTCTTAGCTTTGGCTAAAGATTTGCTTCCAAATTCTTCATACCATTCTGGCGAATCCTTTGGAAAAACATTCTGCTAAAAATCTATAACATCACTTTTAGTCATCACTCCGGAGTTACACCGAATTAACCATGATTATGAACCACAGTAAGATACCCAACCTCCCGCCAGCTAAAAAAAAGAGGGCGGGGATATACCCCGCCCTGCTCAAATAGGAGGGCGATCCTATGAGAGATCAACCGGATAACAAGCCTTTACACCATTATCATCAACGATGCAAACCATTTGTGAAGGATGTCCACAAATGCGCTTTGAAACAGTATAGTCATCGTTAGTATCAGAAAATGTGCCACTGCGAACAATCTTTACTCCTGCAATGTCGTCATAAGAGCAGTGGTGTAAATGCCCATAAAAAACAGCGGTAGGCTTATAGCCAAGTAACATAACAAGCTTGCTAACCCCCGCCTCTGAATATTTATCAAAATCTCCGTGCACAAGACAATACTTGCATCCACGGATTTCTACCATGCCAATTGTAGGATCTATTTCGTTGTCAATAATTCGGATGTTTTGGACGTGAGACAATTTAGCCTTCATATACCAAGGGATTAAATCGTCTAATCGTTCCGCACGAAGAACGTCGTCTTTTAAACCAATCCTAGAGTGATTACCTCCAACGCTTGCAACGGTTACATTGCTAAAGTTCTTCGACAATTCGTATACAAACGCAGACAGTAATTCAGAAACCTTTTGTACTTGTTGAACTGCGTTTTCACGGTTCTCAAGTTGTACGGAGTGATGTATGTTACCGGAAATCAAATCGCCTAATAAAAACACATAAACATTCTCGCATCCGCCACCAATATCAACAACTTCATTTAAGTACTTTTCTAATCTATCTTTAACAATATCCGAGTTGTATGTACCAAATGTATTCTTAATATCTAATCCAAGATGAATGTCTGAGACGCACACAATCATATCCTTTGAAGACTTCTTGCGAATGGGAGAGTAGTTGTTAAACTGAACACGACCACTTTCACGTAAAGCGGCCTCAAACATCGCAAGATTTTCTTCGGCTCTTGCAGCTTCGCGACACTTCTTATTGATAGCCGTACGTTCATCTGATAACTTTTGTTTTTCTCTCTTTATTTCAAGAAGTCTATCTGCAATTTCATCATTACCAACTGGACGGTTCTTTTTCATCCATTCATATACTGCAAACCCGCCAAACAGAGTGCCTGAACTTTTCCGCAACACATCTTTATTCCAAGGAAGATTGTATTTATCTTTAATCTCGTCCCATTCAAGATCTTGAAATCCATTCAATTTGTCTGAGATATCATCTAAGCAATTCTGATATTGTTCTTCTGTTAATCCCAACTTTTCAAGTTCTGCTTGAAAATTCAATTACTTCACCACCTTAATATCTATGTCAGACTTAGCACTAGCAGATATAGTAAAGGTTGCACCTTCTCCAAATAGTCTATGGAGAAGCTCGATGATGTTAACTTCGTGCTGATCATCATCAAGAATTCTATTACCATCAAGATATACGTCCTTGATTTTTAAGGAACGGCTTGTAATTTCATTCGCTTTAATCATATCCGTTTAATCCTTTCTGTAAAAATGATTACCTACCCCTAACCACTAAATACCACACCCTAATCGGGCAAGACTACGGAATAACACTCCGCCAAAATACCACCTCGGTAATCTATCTATCTGTCTTCTGTTTATCTAAAAGTTTAAATACCTTCGGACACTCCCTAGCATAGTAGTGTCTTCTATGAATGGTTGCCATAATGTCATAGTGCCAATAACAACCATGTTTTGATAAATAATCCGCTTGTTTCTTAGTGATTTCTATCACGTATATTTCACTTCTTTCTTTGTTATATTTTTTAGAAAACAAGTGGCGATACCTCTAGGACAGAAGTACCGCCACTTGATAGAACGCTATTTTAGCGTAAAGCGTCTTTGTATTTTGTACCAAACTTTGCCTTCGGCTTATGATGAGGTGCTACAATGACCGCATCTCCGGTTCTAGGATTACGCTTCTTTGTCTCTGGTACGTATGTAGCAGTCAACGTCACGCCAGGGAACACAATAACTGCGTCGTCATTCTTGATAATATCAAGCGCAACATCAGATGCAGCCTCAAGCACAGCCTTGATATCTTTCTGCGCATAACCAGTTTCCTTTGAGATAAGCTTCACAAAGTTTGCGTTATTAATCTTTTCCATTT